GCTTGTTTAACCAAAGGTAATAAGCAGATAGGCACTATGTTCTTCTATGGCACAGGCGGAAACATTAATAAAGGTTCAAAAGACTTTATGGAGATGTGGAATGAGCCCGATTCTTTTAATTTTATTAAATTCCTAATACCTGCAACTAGATTTTACTTTCCTAACTATGGTGGAGCAACGGATAACGACCAAGATGTAGGAGAGATTCCATCTTTATTAAACGGAGATAAAAAACCATACCAATTAATAGGAGTAGAAGATGAGGCTACTGCTAAAGAATCAATATTAAGATATAGGGCCATTAAAAAGAAAGGTCCATTAAAAGATTACTTAGAAGAATTACAAAACTTTCCATTAGACGAGACTGAGATATTTAAAAAGATGTTCAGTAATAATTTTGATATTGAAAAGATAAATAATCAACAAGATGCTATTAATGCTACTCAAAATAAATATTCTAAGTATAGATTAGAGTGGATATTAAACGATAAGGGAGAACGCGGAGATACTCCTAGAGTAAGAGCTGTTCCTGCTAAAGATACAGATGACGAAAGAGATTGTGTATTAATAATGGATGCTTACCATCCTAATCCAAAGTTTCAATCTTTATATGTTGGCGGAATAGATGCTTATGACCAAGATAAAGGTGTATCTAAATCTTTAGGAGCTATGTGTGTATTAATGAGAAGAAATACTATACACCCTGATTTTCAATTAGGGCCTGTAGCAGTTATATGTACTCGTCCTAAAAGAAAAGAATACTTTTTTGATATGTGTTGTAAACTATCTGTTTATTATAATTTAATTGGAAGTACATTAGGAGATAAGGCTAGTAGCTCAGGTATAATTAATTGGTATAAAGACCATGGTTGTCAAAAGTATTTAGCTGTACGTCCTACTAAATTTGAAAGCACTAACTCGGAGCAATCACATGAGTATTGGGTATCCTTAAATACTTATAGTAGACCATTAATGGTAGGCTTAATGCAAACAGCTATTTACGATTATGTTCAAAATATATGGTTCCCCGAACTTATTAATCAATTAGGTAATTTTGATGAAGTTACAGTAGGAAGTGATAATGACTTAGCGGATGCTTATGGTATAGCTTTAATGCAAGATATAAGCACAGTAATCTCTCCAAGGGATTTGAATTATAGTTTAAAAGATGACCCTTTTATGTTAAATTCATTTGAAGATGAAGAAGAAAAAGAAAAAAGAGTGAGTCTTGAACAAGATTGGAAAGGTTTTGGTAGATAATACACAATTATTTACTATTTTTGATAAAAATATAATTAACTATGCAATTTCCATCGCAAACGATACCACAATATAAAAAAGATAAAGCTTGGTGTCAATTACACTTAGACTACGGTCAAAGAATATTGAGAAACAGCAACTTAGCTAAGCAAGATATGGATAACCATTATAAGCAATTTAATGGTATTAAAAGAGCAGGAAGTTACAAATATTTAATCAACACGCATGGTAAAGAAAATCGTGCTCAATTTATATCTTACAGAGCTTGTACTACAAAAATTCAACTAATGGTTGGAGAGTTCTTAACAAGACCTTTAAGTGCAACTGTTTATACAAACAATAGAGATGCTAAATTCCAAAAGATGTCTCAGTTTGAATTTATGACAGGAGCAATGATTGCTAAGAAAGAGATACTAGAATTAAAAGAAAAAGCGGGTGTAGATATAATGGAAGGCGCTCCAATTCCTGAAGATGAGAATGACCCTATTTGGGAGAATATGTCTACAAAGGATAAGGAAGAATTAATTATGCAATCAATCCTTAATGAGCAAATACCTGCGTTGAATTTAAAACAAAAGTTTGCAGATAACTTATTAGATTGTGCTATAACTTCTGTTATGTTTGGTAAAATAGAACGTAACGAAAAAGGAGATACAGACTATATAAATATTGACCCTAGAGATGCTATCTACGAAGAAATTAAAGGAGACCCGCATTTAGAGAAAAGTCCTATCAAGGGATGTCGTCAATGGTTGCCTTTACACGAGATATTAAGACGTTACCAATTAGATAGAAAGCAAATTGAAACTATTGAGTCTATTGGTAAAAACCCAACAACATATTACTCAGATAGTATTAAAGATGGCCCAAGTGGAACAGGATTAATAGCAGAGGTTATTCATCTTGAATGGATTTCTGTTATACCTGAATACTACCAAAAGATTAAAAAGACGGCAACTCAATTAGCATTAGACCCAACAGAAGAATATATTTATATCGCTTTAGATACGGATAAGTATGAAATGAATAAAGAACATTGGGATAAAAAAAATGATGTAGAAGTTATTGCTAAGTATAGAGAAGATTTATGGGAAGCAACTCGTATCGGTGGATTAAAAGAATTAGATGTTAATTGCAGACGAGTTCAATTCCAAATGAGAAAGGTAGATAACCCTGCCTACATATTAAGTAGCTCTTACGTTGGATATTTATTCAACACGGTAGATGGACGTAGAATTTCTATGTTTCAACAAATGGAGAATTGGAGTAACATATTTGATATTGTTATGTATCAAATCTTAAAAGATATTAACAAGTTCAAAGGTAAAGTGTTAGGATTTAACTTAGCCGGCTTACCTGCAAAATCATCTGTTAAAGCTATACAATACGATATGGTTAATGATGGGTTTGTAACTTATGACACATCTGCTAGTGGTAACTTTCATGGTAGAGATGTATCTTTAAATAACATATTACAAGTAGAAGATTTAGGATTAAGTAATTCATTTGGAGCGTTAATTCAATTCAAAGATGTTATCTTACAAATGATGGATAGAATGACTGGTATCTCTGAGAATAGAGAAGGTCAAATCGCTGCATCTGCTACAGCTACTAATACTAACTCTGCTATACAGGCATCAAGAACTATTACAGAACCATTCTTTTACGGAGTTTATTCTTTTATAGATAAGACTTTAATGAGAATTATAGAGTCTACTAAAGTTACTTGGGCTTTCTACAAAGTAGAAGAAGGAGAGCAAATATTAGGTATAGATAAATGGAAGTTTATGCGAGTAACGCAAGAATTAGGATTTAAAGATTATGGTGTTCATTTACAAGATTCAGGTAAGTATGCAGAGGTTAAGCGTTATATGGAAAGCTTAATGGCTAACTCTTTAAATGCAAAAGAGATACGTCCTGAAGATGCTTTATCATTTGCTTGGTCTGAAACTGCCGTAGAGCAAAAACAAATATTAAAAGAAGGTTGGAATAAGGTTAAAGAAATGCAATCTCAATCTCAGCAAATGCAACAACAGTCTCAAATGCAAATGCAAGAGCAACAAATTCAAATGCAACAAGCTCAACTACAACAGCAATTAGAAATATCTAATGCGGATAGAGAAGATAGACAAGCTGCTAGAATAGAGGAGATTATTGCGCAAGGAGAAGTTGATATTAAAGTAAATGCTGCAAAGGCAGGAAATGATGTTACTAAAATGAATTTTCAATCACAAACAGAAAATCTTAATAATCAAAATCAAATGTTAGAATAATAATTCTATATTTGTGTAATTAAAATTATAAACCATGACAGAAGAAACAACATCGGTGCAAAATGATACGGTTCGAGAGGAATCGTCTGCGCCAGTTCGTACAAACTTCGAGTTGCTATCGGATGATACGTTTTTAAATTCAAACTACAACGAAGCAACAGAAGAAAGTAAACCTACAGAAACAGTTAAAGAAGAAGCCTCTAAAGATGAGGTTAAAGACTTAGGACTAGAACCTGAAACTAAAGTAGAAGAAGTTGCAAAGCCTGCTGAAGCTAAAGAAGAAACTACGACTGAAACTGAAACTTTAGACTTAGAACCTTTATCACTAGAAGATAATAATTCTAATGAGCCTGAAGAAGGTAGTTGGGCTTATATTGCTAAGTTAGATGGATTAGAGTTAAAAGAAGATTCTTTAGATGCTTACAAGGAAGCTATAACAGCTCCTTATGAAGAAAAGCTAAGAGAGGTTGAGTCTTTAACTACTGAGAAGTTAATATCTAAATTTGAGGACCCTAATGTAAAGATGGTTTTTCAATTAGCAGAAGCGGGATTAACATTTGATGAGATTGTAGCTCCTTTTACTAAGATAAATGAATTTAAGGCTATGCCGGCATTAGACTTAGTAAGAAAGAATTTAGAGTTAACTCATACTGATTGGACTCCCGATATGATAGATTCAGAAATGGAAATATTGACTGCGGTGGACGGAAGATTAGAACACGAGCATAAAAAAATAATTGTCGAGCTAGATAGTATTCAAAGAGAAGAACAACATCGCAGACAAGACATAGTAAATAATTATAAAGTAAACGCTGAAAAATACGCCATGCAAGAGCGCGTTCAAAATTTAGAATCTGTATCAAAAGCTTTGAATAATATGTCAGAGTTCATGGGTTCTCCTTTAACGAGCGAGGTTAAGCAAGGATTAACGGAAAGAATGAACAATGGAAAGTACGACCAAATGTTCAATGACCCAATTAAAAAAGCAGAGTTTATCGCATATATGGAGTTAGGTCAAAAGGCTCAAAAAAACTTAGAAGCTAAAAGCTATGCTAAGGGGAGACTTGAAATAACTAAAAAACTGCATAACACACCGCCATTAACAACTGGAGGAGCAGGTAAATCAATAACAACAAACACAGAAGGCAATTTTGAAAGATTGAAAGGAGACACTTATCTTAATGGTTAAAAAAAATATAAATTAACCTTAAAAAAAAATAAATTATGTCATTAAATCCAGGACAAACTCAAATCGTGAAAGGTTCATGGTCAGCAGACTGTACAACCGAGTTCGACTTAGTAAGAAACATGCAAAAAATGCCCGAAATACGCAAAGTATTAGAGCGAGTTGACAGACGTCAATTAACAACATTATTAACTTCAGGAGCTGTAGGACCTTATGGTATCGACGTTAAAGCTGAAACTAAATTTGGTAAAATAAAAGACAGCCAATTAATTGGTGATTCTTCTTACCGTTTCAACGTAATGGGTCGTATCCAAAAAGCTGCTACTATCTTATCTCAAGTAGGTTCTAGCGGTTCTGATGGTTCTTTCCAATTAATTATCGCTGACGAAGGCGGACGTGGATGTTATATCTACAAAGGACAAGTAGTATTGTTTGCTAACGCAGGTCGTTACCAAGCTGTAGTTATGTCTACTCCTACTCGTGTAGCTGCTGGTTGGTTAGTATCTTTCCAAAATCAACAAAAATCAGTATTCTCTTTTGCTACTGTAGTTGCTTCTCAAACAGGTGGTACTTATACTTGTTTCCCTTCAACTACTGCTTACTCTGAGAAATCTTTAAAAGGATATGGTCGTGACCAATTCCCTGACACTTTCATTGTAGACATGACTACTCAACGTAAGACTGTATCTATCTCTGGTGGTGCTGCTACAGACATCTTATGGTATGAATACATGAGCTCAAATGGTCCTGTTAAAGGATGGAAATTTGAGAAAGTTCGTCAAGCTGAAGCTCAATGGGCTGTTGAAAACGAATTTGCTAAAATCTTTGGTGTATCTTCTATGAAGAATGCTGATGGCTCTCGTGCAACTGTTTCTAACGTAATTGATGAAGAAACTGCATTACCTATTACTATTGGTGATGGTATCGAAGAACAAATTGGTGGTGGTAACGAAATTTTCGGTTCTGGTACTAATGGTGAAGCTACTGAAGATGATTTCATTGATGCAATGAATATCTTAACTAAATCTAGTAATGATACTGTAGGTGTAAACTTAGTATTCATGACAGGATTAGATGGTTACTATAACGCTCAACGTAAGATGGCTCGTTTCATCGCATCTCAAAATGCAACTTTACGTCAAGATGTTAAAGGTGGAGCTTCTATCGAAGTAGGTTACGAAATTATGAAAATGCACTTCGCAGGAAGTTCAGTTTGTTTCGTACAACATCCTTTATTTGATGATGATTTACGTTTCCCTACTAAAGGTTCTGATGGAAAATCTATCATGTCATCTACTTATATCGGTGGTGATTTAGGAGCTATCAACGATTCAAATATCGAAATCATCGCTAAAGGTGCTTACGGTGTTAATCGTTCTAACGTAGTTGCTACTATCAACGGTTTAACAGGCATGGCTGGAGAAGCTATCTCTGAGGAAGATGCTTGGAAAATGTCTATGTTGCGTGAAGATATGATTGTTATCTACAATACTCGTAGATGGTGTATCATCCGTAAATCTTTCTAATCTAAGAATAGATATACAATTAAGAACCCTTGTAGAAATACAGGGTTTTTTTTATTACAATATTGTCATATTTTTATATCAAAATATTTTATTACATTTGCCTAAACAATTTAAAAATAAAACAAAATGAATGTATTTAATCTTGACTTGAGACAGTCTACGGCGAGAGGCCTAAAAAAAGATGTAGATTACAAAGAGATTTTGGACGGAAATGGATTCGCCCATAAATTTGTAAATCTTGAAAACCCTAAGTATTGCCAAATGGAAGGCATTATTGAAGTAGAAGCTTTAAAGGTAACTAACAAGCATCTAAATCAAAAAATCATCCGCAAAACTAAAGACAGAAACACTGGTCTTTATTGGGGATTGCCAATTAGTATTAACCCGGACACAAAAGAGTTAATGTGTAAATCTTTTACATTAGAAGATAGAAACATATTCGATTTATCTGTTCCTGACCAAGCTATTGCATGGGCTATTTTAAAAAATAGTACTTGTATGGAAGGAAGTCCTAATCTTTACGGTAAAGCTTACTACAAAGTAATAGACAAGGAAAAGAAAGCTGCTGAGAATATTAGCAGAAGAACAATCCGTCAAAAAGCAGAAGTTATTATTTCTAAACTACAGGGTTCTTCTTTACAAGAAATGGCTATTAACTTAGGTGTTAATGTAGAAGCTAATAGAAACATATCTATGCTTACGGATGAAGTTTATCGCAAGATGGAAGAAAATCCAAAATCATTTATTGAAATGTACGAAAATCCACAAAGACAATATATTTCTATATTTAATAGAGCGTTAGCTTTAGGTGTATTGGATTACAACCTTGCAGAATCAACTTATAAGTATAATGGATTACAAATGGGCCACACTAAAGAGATGGCTATTAAGTATTTAGTGGACAATAATAACTTAGCTACTTCTATTGACTCTAGGTGTAATTCTTTAGAAAATGATTCAAGAGAAGCTATGAGGATTCGTTACGAAGAAAATAATGAAGTTGATTCTTATGATGAAGTTGCTGAATTAAGAAAAAGATTAATGGAAGCAGAAGCTTTATTAAAAGAGAATAAAATAGAAAAAGAAGTAGAATTTGTTTCTCCTTTTAATTTACCTGAAAAAACTAAAGATAATGAATCTGAGATGGCAGAATTAAGAGAGAAAGCAAAAGCTCTAAAAATACCTGGCGCGCACTTGCCGTCAGTTAAAAAAGAAACCTTACTAGCTAAGATAGCCGAAGCTGAAGGTAAATAGTTTATACTATATAAAAAAAAGAGCCTTATGAGAAATTGTAAGGCTTTTTTAATTTATCTTTATATCAAAATTATTTAACAATGAACGCGATAGAAGTATATAATTCAGTACAACTTTACATAGATAGAAGTAAAGGAGCTAGGTATTATTTTCAAGAAATTAATAAGGCTGTAAATGATGCTATTAAAATGCATATTGATGATATTACAGATACCGCTAATCAAAATAAATTAAGTGGAATAGATAGATTTCAAGTGTTTAGAGATGAGCTTTATACATTAATGAAAAGCAATACATTTGTTCCCACTGTAGTTGGTTTGTATAATACAGACGTATTAGTTAATCACATAAACTTTCCTGCTGATTATAGAGCTTTTGCCGCATTGAGCGTAACTATTAATGGAAATACTACTTATGGTAGAGAGACTACTTATAACGAAAGAGGTCCAATGTTGGAGTGTAGCTTTAGAAAGCCTACAAATAATAAAGTTTATTTCTTAGAAGATTCTACGGGATTAAAAATATATAGAGGAGTTACAGGAACGGCAACATCATCTTCTTTAGATTACGTTAAACAACCCGTTGAGTTTAATATGGGCAATGAGCTTAACCTAATAGATGCCGGAGTAGGTGTATTAACTATTAATACTTCTTATACTGCTTTTGAAGATTCTGTATATAATGGAATTGTTTATCCATCAGGTACAGTATTCTCTACAAATGGTGTATTAACTACTTTAACAAGTGGTCAAGTGATATTAACTAGCTTATTGGTAACTATTGAATTACCTGCTAAAACACATCCTGATATTGCTAAAAGAGCTGCTTCTATATTAGCAGGTGTAGTTGAAGATTTCCAATCAAGTGCGTTTGCAGAAAAAGAATCTAAAAATTAATTTGTATTAAAATAATACTTAAATTTGAACATTATAAACCAATTAAAAAATAAAAAACCATGTCACAGAATGTAAACAGGTCAGTATTGTTTAATACGTCAGCAGCGTCTGATGTGCAATACAGTGGTGGTAACGTAACAATCCCAGGATTGTCTGCTATCCCGACAAACAGAATCATCAACTTTTCGCAAATTAACTACCGCGCGGAAATTGTTCAAGTAATCACGGTAGGTGGGTCTCTTTATACTCCAACAGCTTCTACAGCTTACACAGTATTAATCGGAGATTCTAATCGTAGAAGTCAAGGTTACACAGAGCCGTTTAAGAAGTATTCTTACACAACTCCTCCTGTAATCACAACTTTAGGTGCAACTGCTGCTTTACAGCGTGAAGCTATCACGGCTGCTTTAGTTGCTAAAATCAATGCTGCTTCAACTTACAATTTTGTAACTGCTGCTTCTTTAACAGGAGGTGCTGGTTTCACAATTACTGATGCTGCTGGTTATTACCCATACCCACACCAAGGTATGAATATTCGTCAAGGTGCAACAAGAGTTGTATTAGCGTCTAACGCTGATGGTACAGGTTTTGTTTCAACTGATTTCGTAGTAACAACTGCTGCTGTTTATTCAGTAGGTGTAGGTTTAGATTTAGCTAACAATGCTCCAATCATGGATTTCATGACAGGAAATGTTATCTCTGGTACTGTTGATGCTCCTAAGACTATCACGGGCGCTGCTGCTGTTGCAGGTCAAAAATACAATGCTTTTTCTATTACTTATTTAGATAACGATACAATTGCAGGTATCACAGGAACTACAGGTTTATCAGTTAAACAACGTATTATTTGGGTTGATAACGGAGCAGGTGCTTCTGTTGTTAACTTAGCTGGTTACTTAGCTTTTGAAAAAGAAATCCACCGTTTAATCGGAATAGTTTATGGTCAAGACCCTAATGCTACTTTAGAGTTCTTTGATAAGAATTTCTTAATTCAAGGTCCTTTAGGTGCTGTTCCTATTACTACGGCAGGTGTTAAAAATAAATTTATTACTCCTTATGGTTTATTAAATCATTATAACATTGGAACTCAAACTATCGTTGCTCCAACTCAAGGCGCTAACGGTTTATTAATTGAACAAGATACTGCTACTGCTACTGAAGGCGCTCATTACTGCCCTGAAGTTGTTGCTGCTTGCCCTCAACAATTCGTAGTAGGTAAAACTGCTATGACTTTAGTAAACAAGTTTTCTGCAACTACTGTAGCTAACGCAGTTTATATGGTTGGTTTCCGTGTTAAAGAAGCATTTACTGCTGACTTTAATGACTACAATAACTTAGCTGCTGTTGGAACTGGTGCTGCCGGAACTGCTGTTGCAACTTATGGTATTTTAGGTGGAGCTGCTACTGTAACTACTACTTCTGCTACTAACTTAGTAAATAGCGCTGTTAATACTGCTGTTATTGAAGTTGCTGCTAATGGCGCTGTTGGAATTTGGATGAATGATGTTAAATACCCAGTTTACTCTGCGGGTACTACTCCGTTAGTATTTGCTGCTGGAACTGTATTAATTCCATTCTTCCAATACACTAACTTAAACACTGCTGCTGCGGTTATTAACGAGGTTGAATTTGAAGCGGTTGCTACTGATACTTTGTATAACTACTAAGATTTAATTCTTAACTAAAATTAAAAGGTTACTGTAAAAAGTAACCTTTTTTTATTTACTTTTATATCACAAAAAAAAATTAAATAATGGAAAATCAATCAACAACAGAAATAGTAAGAGCCATAAGATATTCACCAAATTTAATGGCTTTTGGATACCAAAAATTAACAGTAACAGGAGCGTCTGCTCAAGCTTTAACTGTACCTACAGGTGCTTTATATGCAGAGATTAGAGTTGAATCAGCTACTACTAGCGGTATAATCATGAGGTATTTAATGTTAAATTCTACTACACCTCCTACTACTACAGATGGAATGGGATTATCTAATTTAGATTTTTTTGATATTCCAACAGGAGATAACGTAGCAAACTTTAGGGTTATCGCGGTTAGCGGCTCCCATACATTACACATACAATACTATAAATAACGAAAAATGATTACAGCTTTTAAAAATGCAAAAAAATTATTTTCTCAAAATGGAGGAGGGAGTGGAGCTGCTACTAACTTAGTAGGTTCTCCGTGTGAAATTCAATTAGCCGCAAGTGATGAATCTACTGCTTTAACAACAGGTACAGCTAAGGTTAGCTTTAGAATGCCTTTTGCTATGACTGTATCAGCAGTTAGAGCTTCTTTGGTAACTGCTCAAGCAAGTGGTACTATATTTACAGTAGATATTAATGAAGCGGGAGCAACAATACTTTCTACTAAATTAACAATAGATAATACTGAATTAACTAGCACAACTGCTACAACAGACCCTGTAATATCAGATAGTGCTTTGGCAGATGATGCTTTAATAACTATAGATATTGACCAAATAGGAGATGGTACTGCTAAAGGTTTAAAGATATTATTAAAAGGAGTTAGGGCATGATAATAAATCCGTACATATATGGAGTTGGAACTGACCCCGATGCGCAAGCGTTTATAACTGCAACTGGTATAAGTGGAACAAATGCAACTGCTATTAATCAGTTAGTTTTAGATTTAAAAGCAGCTAGTATATGGACTAAGATGAAAGCTATTTATCCAATTATTGGTGGCACTGCTTCTGCTCATTCTTATAATCTTAAAAATACAGCAGCGTTTCAAATAACATTTTCGGGAGGGTGGACTCATAGTTCAACGGGTGCTTTACCAAATGGAGTTAATGCTTTTGCAAATACTAATTTTGCACCATCAGTTAATTCAAGTGGTATCAATAATTTTCATAGTTCTTATTATTCTCGTACAAATGTAAATTTAGTACAAGTAGAAATGGGATGCGGTTCAAGTGATAGTCAGGGCACTTTATTAGAAATTAGAACTGTTAATTTAACTTACATTAGAGTTAATGCGCCAACTACAAGCAGCTATGCAGATACTGCTTCTTTAGGTTTCTATTTACAATCAAGGTTATTAGGTAACCAACAAAAAGGATATAAAAATAGCACTTTAAAAATAACAGGAGCAGTAAATTCAAATACAACTCCAATACAAAACTTTTATATAGGTGCTTATAATAGTAACGGAACAGCTGTATATTATTCAACAAAACAATGCGCTTTCGCTTCAATTGGTGATGGCTTAACCGATGCAGAAGTAACATCTTACTATACGGCGGTACAAGCTTACAACACGACATTAGCTAGAAATGTGTAATAAATATAAACTATGAAACTAATAGATATAAAACAAGCAGATTGGACTACTTATGTAGGGCTTCTAACAGTAGAACAAAAAGATGAATTAGTAGGGCAAATGTATGCTCCAGATTCTTATTTTAATCCTATTCAAGACAATGCTGATAATTGGGTTATCTCTATTGAAGAAATGGAATATTGCACAAATGAATTATATTTGTGGGTAAAAGATTTACCTCTAATATTATATGTACCTAAAGAAAATCCTTTTCCACCATTTAGTGAAAATTAGTAAATATGGGACAATCAGCATTTAAAAATCCTAAAAAGATATTCAGTCAAGCTGGAGCAGACCCTGCATTAAATAATCGTGTAACAACTTTAGAAAACAATGAATACAAAATCACATATTATGAGATTGTGTCAGGAACAAGCGGAAGCCTCACAATCCCAACAAACTCAACCATTAACTCGAATGAGTTTGGTTTATCGGGTAACGCAATACTTTCAAAGATTGATGGCTCGAATAAGCCAACGTATGAGAGTCCTAAAACGGTAGGTGGAGTTGTAGTAACAGCAACTCTTAATCCTACTACGGGAGCATGGACATCTTCAGGAACTTATACAGATGCAACTGTAGCTTTAATTTATTCAATTAAGATTAAGTCAATATATTATTCTAACTTAAATTATGATAGAATAATTGAATCTGTAGCATTAGCTGTAACAAAAACTTCTGATTTAATAAATGACGGTGACGATGGTAATAAATTTATATCTTTAAATGATTTACCAAGTAATCTC